CCCAGTTCTCGTAAAGAGTCTTCCTTGCTCCGCCCGCGTCCGCCCGGACAGCGGGAGCGGGCTTGCACCTGTCCGGGCGTCATCACCACGGGGATATCCGATCCAATGGCAAAGAAGGATCTCAAGAAACTGCGCCAGGCCCGCGCCGAGAAGGCGAGGGCCGGCAAGACGGCGCTCGACCAGCTCAACGCGCTGCTCGGCAAGGCTGAGCTGAGCGAAGCCGAAACTGCGCAGCTGGCGACGCTCGAAACGCAGGTCGACGCGCTCGAGCAGGAAGTCGCCGCCGCTGACGCCGAGATTGCTGCCGAGGAGAAGGCCGCGCGCCGCGCGACGCTGTTCGGTTCGTCTGCGCTTGGCGGCCCGGCTTTTGCAACCGTGGTCAATGACACGGATCCGGCGCGGACCAGCGGCTTCAAGAGCATGGCCGAGTTCGCGGTTGCGGTTCGCAATTTCCAGGTCAGCGGGATCCAGGATACGCGGTTCGCAGCCGCAGCGACGGGCTACCAGCAGAACCAGGGCAGCGCGGGCGAGGGCATTCTGGTCCCGACGCAGTGGCGGGAGGAGATCTGGTCGCTGGTGTTCGCCGACAACGATCTGCTCGGCTTTTGCAATCCGGAACCGACGCAGGGCAACTCGGTCGGCATCATCAAGGATGAGACCACGCCCTGGGGCGCTGCCGGCGTCCAGGCCGCTTGGCGCTCCGAGGGATCGCAGATGGTTGCGACCAAGGCGGCAATCACGCCGACCTTGATGACGCTGCATGAGCTCTATGCCTTCGTGCTGGCAACGCAGGAAGTGCTCGACGATGCGCCGCGGCTGCAGAACCGCATCACCACGCAGGCCGCAAACGCCATTCGCTGGAAGGCGTCGGAAGCGGTTGCGTTCGGCGACGGCAACGGCAAGCCGCTGGGCTTCATGAACTCGAAGGCGCTGGTGACGATCGCGGCCGAGGGCGGCCAGCAGGCCGGTACCATCACGGTGCCCAACGTGCTGAAGATGTATTCGCGTCTGCTGCGCACGGGCGGGCGCCCGGTGTGGCTTGCGAATGCCGACACCCTGCCGCAGCTCGGCCAGCTCGCGATCGGCAACGTCCCGGCCTGGCTGCCGCTCAACCAGCCGCTGGCCGGCGCACCGGACGGCGGCGTGTTCCTAGGGCGCCCGCTGATCTTCAATGAGCACTGCCAGACGGTCGGCACTGTCGGCGACCTCGTCGTTGCCGATCTCTCCGGATACGCGCTGGCAACCAAGACCGGCGGCGGCGTCGATTTCGCGGCGTCGATCCATCTGTTCTTCGACCAGAACCTGACGGCGTTCCGCTGGATCTTCCGGATCGGCGGCCAGCCTTATCTCTCGGGTCCGGTCGCGCCGGCAAAAGGTAGCAACACCAAGTCGCACTTCGTGGCGCTCGCCAGCCGTCCCTAAGATCTGCGTCTCGATCGCAAAACGTCAAAGGCCGGGAGCTTCTCCCGGCCTTTTTTTATGAGGGCGCCATTTCCCGCGCCTCGCAAGCGCAAAATCAGGAGCACTTAGATGTCTGGACCCGCATTGAAGCCATCCCAGCGCGTCGGCGTCGTCGGCGTCATCAGTCCGGTGTCGCAGGCCGCCGGCACGGTCAACTCTGGCTGGATCGACGTCACCACGTTCCACAACTTTCTGGCGATCCTCAAGACCGGCGTGCTCGGCGCCTCGGCTACCGTCGATGCCAAGCTGCAGCAGGCCACCGACAACACCGGCACCGGAGCGAAGGATATTCCCGGTCGGGCGATCACGCAGCTGGTCAAGGCATCGCATGACAACGACCAGGTGACGATCGACCTGAAGCAGGAAGACACCGACTTCAACGGCAATTTCAAGTTCTTCCGGTTGTCAGTGACCGTAGGCGCTGCAGCGTCGCTGGTCGACGCCACGGTGCTCGGCTTCGATCCGCGCTACGGCTTCGCGACCGATAACGACGGTGCGACGGTCGTCCAGAACGACTGATCTATCGGCTAAGTGCACCGGCAGAGATGCCGGTGCGCTCCACCTTGCGCAAAGGCGACCACATGCTCCGCATCGTCACGCCGCCCGCCGGCTATCCGGTCACGCTCGAGGAGGCCAAGGCGCAGCTGCGCATCTCGGACGCGAGCAACGATGTGATCATCCAGGGATTGATCGCGGCCGCGACCAAGTTCTGCCAGTCCCTGGTGCAGCGGGTCTTCGTGGCGCAGACGCTGGAATGGGTGCTGCCATGCTGGCGCGAGGTCCTGGCGCTGCCAATCGCGCCTGTGACATTGGACCAGGTCGCATGGATCAAATATGTCGACTGGTCGTCGCAGACCCAGCAGACGCTGGATCCCGCGACCTACGTGGTGCAGCCGGTGAGCGGCAGCGTCCGCATTATCCCCGCTTTGGGCAAGGCCTGGCCGCTGGTCTTGGCGCGCTCCAGCGAACCGGTCGTGGTCCGGTTCGATGCCGGCTATGAGGATCCCGCTGACGTGCCAGATAACGTCAAGCCGGCCATCCTGCTGATGTTGCGCCACCTCTACACCATGGGCGAGACCAGCCTGACCGTGATGGGCGAGACCGTCTATGGCGTCGGTCAGACGCAGTACGCGGTTCCGGCCAACCTGCAGACCCTGATCCCGACCGCAGTACGGGATCTCATGCTCGATGAGATGTGGTGATGGGCGTCACGACAGCCAAGCTGCTGGCCCGGCCGGCGCGGCATGTCTGGATCCGCGACCAGGTCGCCAAGCCGGAGGACTATGTCGTCGATTGGACTGCGCGAATGTCGGCCGGCGAGACCATCAAGGTCTCGACGTTTGAGCTGCCTAAGAGCGAGCTGGTTGCCGTCAAGGCCTGTAACACGACCGCGTTGGCGATCGTGCGGATCTCCGGCGGCTCGGCCGGGGCCTACGAGATCGTCAACCGCGTGACGACCAGCGCCGGGCGCGAGCTGCAGCAAGTCATCCGGCTGCGCGTGAAGGGGTAGGGATGCGGTGGACCGCCTCACGGCGCTGGTCGCGATCGCGCATCTGAAGCTGCGGCTGGAGATGATCCAGCGCAATCCGGAACTATTGGAGGATCTCGACATGATCGACATCAAGCGGCCGATCGAGCTGGCGGGCATGGCCGCGCGGCTCAAGCGTGCCGAGAGGCTGGAGCGGGATATCGCCGTGACTGGAAAGCGGTACGATGACGTGCTCGACGCGATCGACGAAAAGCATGTGGCCTTGAAGGGCCATGTCGGTTCGCTCGAGACGACGGCGACACAGCTCGACCAGGTCATCGGGCTGATGGTCGCCGGGAGCAACGGCGCCCCAAACGATGGCGAGGAATCGCCGACCGACTCGACCAAGCCAGGCGACGTCGCCGAGGTCGGGCAGGTTATCACGAGTAAGACGGAATGACGCCGGCGCAGGCTCTCGACATGTATCGGCGGCAGATGTCGAAGCACGGCGAGGACGTCATCGTCCGTCGGCGCGCCAACGGCACGGTAACGGCGGAGGTCACCACGCGGGCGCGTGTGGTGGGTTATGAGCCGCGCGAGATCGTCGGCGCGATCCTCGCCGGAGACCGCAAGGTGATCGCGCTGGTCGATAACCTCTCCTCGTTGCTGCCCGTCTCGACGCTGGACAAGATCGTGGTGCGCGGGCGCGAATGCGCCATCAAGGCAGTCGACGACAACACGCGCCGCGTCGCCGGCACGTTGATTGCGATCGAGCTGCAGGTTGCAGGCTGATGCTGTCAGGCTCCATCGACCCGATCGGCCTGGATATCGATGTCCTGATCGCCCAGGAGTTCTCGCCGGCGGCGCGCGCGCAAGTGCTCGCTGACGCCGCACGCGCGCAGCTCGCCGAGGCGCAAGCGGCCGACAAGGCCGCAGTCGGGTTTGTGCCGGAGCACACGACCACGGTCGACGGGCAGAGCGGTGCCGATGAGGGCCGTGTCCGGCCTGATGGCGTGATCGTCTATTCCTTCGCGCTGATGGGCGATCTCCTGGCCTGGGTCAGCGAACAGCTGCATGCGTCGGCGCCGGTGCGCAGCGGACACTTCCGTGCCTCGATCGCGCTGTTTGCGGACGGCGTTGAGGTTGATGCGGCCGGCGACGTTCCGGCTGCGAAGGAATACGTGTTCGTGTCGCAGCTGCCTTATGCGCGCAAGATCG